TGCCAGGTAATTGAGCATTTTCACACCGAAAATTTAATGCTCGTGCACCAGCAACGTATGGTATTAACACCAACGGAATATTAACATTCACATCAAATTTGTGTGGCCGTGCTAAGTCACCACGAAAACTCGATTTAAATTCGCTAATGCTACCTGCCATTTTAGTTCCTTATTTGTTCTAGTGATTCTTGCCACACTTGTTCAGATTTGGCACCCCTAAACTGCTGTAATGGCAGAAAAGCGGCAATATCCCACTCATTAGGTTGGATGGCAAGTATCTTTGACTGGATGTGACCAGAAAGATAGCGTTTAATACATGGCCGAAACTCTTTAAGGCGCCTGGAGGCGACTAAAATATCATAGGTGACTCTCAACCTGTCAATTTCTCCTGGTTCGCCTTGGACCGCAAATTTAAGTAATTTACCTAAAAATGCCATCCGATAATTAAATGGTAAATAATGAAGGTTTAGGCCTAAGAAACCATCATTATACTTCTCGATTGCCAATACCATTGGAAAACGGTCATAATATGGCAAACTTTCTTTACCTTTTGGATCGTAGTAAAAACAATACAATTTACCCAATCTAAAATTATCCACTTGTCTAAATCTTTCACGGCTCATACCTGCGGGTATGTTTGAAGTGCCTCGCAATTCAGCAATTTTTTGGCTTAGCCATTCAAGTGATTTTTTTGAGCCAATCTGCATATCAGATGGACGTGCATTGGCTAATTGTGTAAGTTTAGATTCCAATTTGTTTCCAAGTGTTATAAATAGATGTAGGCCACGATATTAACGGTATCCGCCTACACTAACATTGTAAAGGAATGCCAGCATGAGTATTTATAAGCTCACCAAAGAAGAACAAAGAATAGTAGATATTAATCTTTGTAAACACTTCAATATAGAATACACACCAAAAGAATATGAAGATGTTTTCTTCACTTATGACCACAATGGTTGGGGTGGTGCAACCATGGGTACCACAGGTTACAAGTATACCGAAGAACAGAAAAAGAACATAAAAGAATCTTTAAAAGGTAAATGTAAAGGTTTTACTGGAAAGCATAGTATTGAAACAAAACAAAAAATATCTTTAAAACAAAGAGAAAAGAAAGCTTCTGAAGAAACAAAAAGAAAAATGTCAGAAACTCGTAAGGGACGAAAACATTCAGAAGAAACTAAAGAAAAGTTGAGAGAAAGGGCTCTGATACGAGAGGCATTAAAGAGAAGGTAAATGATCCTCTGTTAATATTACAAAATCCCAGCCTCGGTCCGCACAATATTCTTTAGCGTGTTGCCATTTGGCTTGATTAATACCCCAAGTTGTCACTTCCGTAATATATCGTTTTGTTACTCTTTTTTGTTTTTCTGGTGGTTGTGTCTGTTTTTTTGGTTTGACTTCAACCATCCATGTTTTTAACTTTTTGTCTTTGGTGCGAACTTTAATCACAAAATCAGGAAAATATCGGTGCCAACGGCCATCTGCCGGTGATTTATATGGAACAACAGTTTCTTCGCTTGACCACGACACACACCAATCGGCCTCATCAAAATGGTGCATAAACCTTATCTCCCAGCTTGACCTGTAGACGATATTGTTCGGATCCCCAATATATTTTTGAGGGTTCTTTGGTCTGAATATTCCTTGGTAAGCCATATAAATATGTATGTTCAATCTAAAAAGAGAAATCAATGGCCATCATTTCAATTCCAACCTCAATTGGCGGTGTAACCATACCTGGTACTGCAACCAAGGGACCTTTAGGTGCTTTGTTTGATAACAAATATAAAATGGCAAACTATCAGTATCCTAGGGATTTAGGCTCAGCCACCAAAGGCCACGCCATTAAATTTACTATAAATGAAATACAACCAATATCTTTTTCTTCCTCTAAAACAGCATCGGCAGTTGAAGCATTAAGCCAAAAATTAAATTCAGTTGAGTCCAGAGGATTAACTGACCTTGCAAGAAGTGCGTGGGATGCATTCTCTGATTTTGGAACCACTTTTGCAAAAGACAATAATATAAATTTGAGTCTTACAAAAAGGCAAACCCGGCAAGTTGCAACAGTAGCTTTGTATATGCCAGATACAGTAAATTTTCAATACACTCCACAATATAATAATTTGGGATTAAGAAATACATTAATCAAAGCAATTCCAAATGAAAAAGCTCAAAAAAATATTACGGCAGCTATTGGATCTGATATCACTCGATTGGCTTTAGCAACTCAAGGATTAGCCTTAAATCCATTAAATCAGTTATTATTTGATTCCATTGATTTTAGGTCATATCAATTAGCATTTACATTTACACCATATTCTCAACAAGAAGCAGAAGATGTTAAAAAAATAATTACATTATTTAAAGAAGCTGCATTACCAAAAATAACAGATGCTGCTTTTGGTATGTTCTTTATTCCTCCTAGCACATTCAAAATTGATTTTCTATACAATGGCAAAACAAATACTGGCATCTCTAGAGTAACAGAAAGTGTTATTGATAGTATCGATGTTAATTATGCTCCTAACGGATGGTCAGCACACACAGATGGTGCACCAGTACAAACAACATTGACAATGAACTTCAAAGAAATTGAACTTGTTGACAAGAAAAAAATTGCTCAAGGATATTAAAAATGCAATATTTTGATACTTTACCAAAAGTTCTCTACACACAAAATGGTGTAGCTTCAGTTTATACTAATTTAATGGCTCGTGTAAGTGTTATACCAGAAATACTCAAAGATCCATTGATTTATTACACCTATGATATACAAGAAGGTGATACACCAGAAATTATTGCACACAAATACTATGGTGATTCATATCGTTATTGGATTGTATTGTTTGCAAATGAGTTATTGGATCCTCAATGGGATTGGCCATTGACTTCTAAGATGTTTGAACAATATCTTGCAGACAAATATCCTTCAACAAATATATATTCTGAAATAGAATATTATGAAAAAGTTATAACACAGTATGATGTTAATACTCAAACAACCACAGTTAATAGAGTTAGAATTGATGAAGATGTTTACAATGGTTTACCTGTCACTCAAACAGCAACGTACACTTTACCTACTGGACCTGTAATAATAACTACAGATCGTAATGCAGTTAGTATCTATGATTATGAATTGAGTCAAAATGAAGCAAAAAGAAATATTAAAATTTTAAACTCAATTTACGTTAACCAATTTGAAGAACAATTTAAACAATTGTTGACAACATAATATGGCTGAAATTGTATCTTTTCCTAATGGGGCCGAATCACCTGGTTTATACTATCCCCAAGATTATAATTTAAAAACTTTAAATTTTTTGACTGCCAATGGTCAACGAATAGAATTAAAAAGAATTCTAGGAGAGTTTTCATATTATGAGGACATATACAACTTTGTTGCTTCTGGTTATGTAACAGTAACCGATTCTCAAGGTTTTATTGAGTTGTTACAGTTAACTGGTAATGAATACATTGAAGTTATTTTTAGTAAAATAAAAAATGATCCAAGTGAAAATGTACAAAAATTTCGAGTGTACAAAATTGGGCCAAGAATACCAGCAGGTAATTTAAATACTGAGTTTTATACTTTATATTTTTGTTCAGAAGAATTACTTTTGTCCGAGCAAATTAAAATTAGTAAATCTTATAAAGGTACAGAAATTCATAAGATTATTGAAAATATAGTATATGAACAATTAAAAACAAAAAAAGAAAAAGTACAAGTAATTGAAAAAACCAAAGGTGTTTATGATTTTATTATACCTCGATTAAAACCACTCGAAGCAATTTCTTGGTTATCAACTTATGCCAGGCCATTGAATTACGTTGGTGCTGATATGTTATTTTTTGAAACACAAAATGGTTACAATTTTAGGTCATTGCAGTCAATGTATACCGATCCTGTATTTGGAACATACAAATATCAAATGCAAAATTTACCAGAAAGTATAGAAAGTACACAAGAAAAATTTATGAGTATATTGAATTACGAAATTGTAAAACCTTTTGATGCTTTAGAAGAAATTAATTCTGGAACATTTGCAAATAAAGTAATAACAATTGATCCATTGACAAGAACATATAAAACAACAACATTTAATTACAATAAATTTAAACCTCAGGCAAAAACTTTAAACGCAAATAGTCCATCAAATACAATAAAAAATAGACTTGGCACCAATTCCGATGAAAGTTATGATGGAACAATAAAAGTTCTTTTTGGAAATGCCAATCAACAAGATGTGGCCTATATTAAAGATAAAGAAGCAGGAGTTGCCAAAGACATTTTTGTTGAAACATTTATTCCAACTAGAACGGCTCAAATTGCTTTGGCTAATTATACAATCATTAAAGCTACAGTACCAGGAAATGCTTCAATAACGGCAGGCAGAACGGTGAATATTCAATTGCCATCTTTAAAGCCAATGGCTGATGGAAAAGAAATGGATAAATTTTATTCAGGTAAATATTTGGTCACAGCTGTAAGACACATTATTGTACCAACCGGTTACCAAACTGTTTTAGAGTTAGCTAAAGATAGTTCAGCACAGGCATATCAAAACATTAATTATAATTCTGATTATAATAAGGTAGTGAAAGAATAATGGAAAATTTTATTGGAAAAGATGGGTTTAATTGGTGGGTCGGTGTTGTAGAAAGCCGAAATGATCCTTTAAAATTGGGTCGGTGCCAAGTTCGTATTTTTGGTTATCACACAGAAAATAAACAATTAATACCCACAGCAGATTTACCATGGGCGGCTTGTCTTGTTTCGCCAAATTCAACACAAAATTTTTCACCTCCTAAAGAAGGAGAATATGTCGTAGGGTTTTTTGCTGATGGTGCATCAAATCAAGATCCTGTAATTATGGGAATGTATACTGGCATAAAACAATCTGCCGGTGGTGATGCAGGATTTCAAGATCCAAGAACTCCAGCACAAATTGCTGCAGCACCAAAACCACCAAATGGCATTATCGTAGAATCAGTAGGACAGCCTACTACATCACCTTCAGCCAGAGGTGTAGTTGCAAATACTCCTCAAGGTCGAGCGGCCAATAATCGTACACACGTTTGTAATGTGGCAGCAGAAATAAACAAAGATGTGGCTGTGCTTAAATCTGAAGTAATGGGACTTGTTAAACAAATAAGAACTGCGTTAGAAGGTTTGTGGGCCGGCACATCAAGTAATCCAGTTATTGAAAACGCCAAAGAAATTGTTGAATCTCTAAAAGCAAAAATAAAAATAATTCAGAAAGAGTTAGAACCTATTATTGATGAGATACGAGCCGTACAAGAATACATAAAATATTTACAAGATTTAATTAGATATATACAAAGCCTGCCAGCACAATTACAAGCGTTATTGGCAAAATGTTTAGCTGAAGCAACGGTTGAATTAAAAACTGCTCAACAATTAGTTGGCACATTGATTGACCAAACTGCTGTATTGAATGAATTAAAAGCAGAAGTACAATCAGTAATTGACGTACAAGAAGTGACAGCCAGCGGAAATACAGCACCAGTAATACCACAATTATCATAGGATGAGTAATGACAATAGATAGTTCATGGACAGAACCGGTCGTAGTAGATTCAGAAAATCCACCTGAATACCCTTATAATAAGGTACAACAATCTGAATCTGGCCATTTAATAGAAATGGATGACACACCAAATAGAGAACGTGTGCGTGTTCAGCATCGTGCTGGTACATTCTTAGAAATGCAACCTGACGGTGAAGTTCATAAAATTTATGGTAATGGCTACGAGATTGTTTTGGGTGACAAAGATGTGCAAATCACTGGCCAATGTAATATTACTATTGAAGGTGCCTGTGTTGTAACCATCAAAGGTGATAGTTTAATGAAAGTTGAAGGTAATGTCACTCAACAAGTTAAAGGTAATATTACACAAACAGTCGATGGCACCACAAAAATAGTTGGCAAGGGTGATGTGGATATTGCTTCTTCTGGCGATATCAGTTTACAGGCACAGGCCGTCAATATTGGTGGTAAATTAAATGTTACTGGAAGCATCTCCTCAGCACAAAGTGTTTCGGCCAAAGGCAATCTTGAAGCGGGATTACAATGTTATGCCAATCTAGGCGTGGTCACACCAGGTTATATCTCTGCTGGTTCTCCTGTACCTTTGTATCCTATTCCAGGTTGGGTATCAGGAATTATGGTGACGGATATGGTTCGAACTATGGTAATGGATAGAATAATTTACGATATACACAATCATTCAGTTTTAAGTAAAGATTTTGGTATCACTTCACCTCCTACACCTTCAATGTGAGAATATAAATGAGTGTTTTTGGTAGACTAAATTACAATTTTGATTCAGCCAAGTTTGGTGCAAACAACGAACTTACTGATGGTCAAAAACTTACACTAAATTATCCAAATCCTTTATATACTTGGCAGTCCAGTGATTTGGCCGGAAGTTCTGTAGGTAACTACTTTCAGAATCCTCATTCCGCTAATTTAACTTTAATGGCAACTTATACAAATCAGTTGCTCACATATTCAAACACTCAATCAGTAACATATAACTCAGCACCAACAGAAGCCAACACATTGTATGCATTGGCCAACAATCTTTTAATTGAGATATCAAGTTTTACGGACCACACGAATAGGATATCTGGTGTAACAGAATCAACAAATAAATTAACCATACCTGATTATCAAATTGCCATGTCGATTGGCCGACAAGTTTTACAAATTTGTAACCAAGTTGATGGCGTTCAGAACAATGCTCCTATTCTTGGTAATTTTACCAGTTTGGCAGTTGTACAAGATGTTTCGAATAGTGTTATACAGTTGGCGAGTAGTGCTGCCACATTGAACGCCAGTTTAACCATAGTTGATGGAAATACGTATAGTAGTATTTCACAGGCCTCAATGAATACTATTATTGCATCGGCTCAAACAGCATTTGATTTATTGAATAGTAGGCGAGTTGGTGATACAACATTCTATACAAACTCTATTGCTGTCATTCAAGATTATAATACAATTCTTCAATTCTCAAATCTTGGTGTCAATTCATCGTATCTCATTAAAGATTTAAACATTGGTACAACCAAGTTACAAAATGATTTACAAAATAGTGTACCATCTGGTTATCCAAATAACATATATTCAGGAACAAGTACAACAACTACAGGCTCAGGTACATCAACATCTACTGAGGGGTTATCGGACTCTGGAGTAACACCAGGAACATATACATTATCAACTATAACAGTAGATGCCTTTGGTCGAGTTACAAATGCAGTTAATGGAAGTATTCCTACTCCTGCTCCTTCTTTTCCTACTGGAGGAATTATAATGTGGTCTGGTTCCGTTATTTCAATACCATCAGGTTGGTATCTTTGTGATGGCAATAACGGCACACCAGACCTTAGAAATCGATTTGTCGTTGGTGCTGGTTCCACTTATACTCCAGCTGCTACTGGAGGTTCTGCTGACGCTATTACTGTTAGCCACAGCCATTCATTGAGTGCAGTTTCAACGGGTGCTGCAGGCTCACATAATCATAGGGGCGGTCATCCAAATGATGGTGGTGGTAGTTATTATGGAATTGGTGATGAAACCGGTAAAGTTAGTGATCCATCAAATCGTTCCGGTCTTATTGGTGGTGGTTCGGTCGGGGGCACATATCTCACCGATACTGTAGCCAATCACACTCATACATTAAGTGGCAGCACAGATTCGACTGGTTCTAGTGGAACAAACGCCAACTTACCTCCTTACTATGCTTTGGCATTCATTATGAAAGCGTAATAAATAAAGAATGGCAAGCTTAACTAGAATCTACTCCGATATCGACTTCACATTTACCAAGAAACCGGTAACGAATGATGTTGCTTTGAGTTTTGATACTCAGGCAGTTATTCGTTCTGTTCGTAATCTATTGTTAACTAGGCACTATGAAAGGCCTTTTAATCCAGATTTAGGTTCCAATATTGATGCTATGTTGTTTGAAATGGTTTCTCCTTTGACAGCCACCAGTTTAGAAAGAGAAATTCAAAATGTCATAGAAAACTATGAACCAAGAGCCAGAGTGGATAGTATCGTAGTATCTGCTCAACCAGACAACAATGCGTATAATGTTACTATAACATTTTACATAGAAAATGCTACATTACCAACCACAGTAACACTCCTTTTAGAGAGAAACAGATAAGATGGCAGGGGCTAATTCCAATATTCAGATAACAGATTTGGATTTTAATACAATTAAAACCAATCTGAAACGATATCTACAATCACAAGATACACTAAAAGATTATAACTATGAAGGTTCTGCACTTTCTACTCTTTTAGATATTCTTGCTTATAATACTCAATACAATGCTTACTATTTGAATATGGTGGCCAATGAGATGTTCTTGGACTCAGCTATTCAACGCCAGTCAGTAGTATCTCAGGCCAAGTTGTTGAATTATACTCCTACATCTGCATCGGCTCCATCCGCCACAATCAATCTAAAGATTAATCAAGTTACAGATTTGGCTGTAACGTTACCAAAATTCACCAATTTTATCTCAGAAGCAATTGATGGTATTAACTATCGTTTTGTAACAATAACAGACACTACTGTAAATACCAATACAGTCAATCAAACGGCCACATTTTCAAATCTGATAATTAAACAAGGTGAGCCAGTTAATCTTACATTTAATTATGACGCAACTCAAAATCCTTCAATGACTTTTGAGATGCCAGATTCCACTATTGATACTTCAACATTAACTGTAATAGTTCAACAAAGTACGTCAAATACTTATTCAGAAGTATATTCATTAGCAGAAGCGTATTTGGAATTAGATTCTTCTTCTGCTGTATATTTCTTGCAAGAAGGTCCAAATGGTAATTATCAAATTTACTTTGGTGACGGTGTTTTAGGTAAATCATTGACTGATGGCAATCAAATAATTGTTTCATACATTACAACAAGTAGTACAGCATCTTATGGTGCCAATAACTTTGTTTTAATGGACACAATTGCAGGTTATTCAAATACAGTCATTACGCCAGTTACATCAACAACTCAAGGATCAGATAAAGAAACACTTGATTCTATTCGTTACACAGCACCAAAAGCATATTCTGCACAAGGTCGTGCAGTGACAAAAGAAGATTATATCTATCAAATTCAAAATAATGCTGGTTTAATTCCAATTGAAGCAGTAAACGTATGGGGCGGAGAAGAAAATGATCCTCCTGTATATGGTACTGTTCTTGTTGCCATTAAACCAAGAGGTGGTTATGTATTGACAGAAACACAAAAACGTATTGTTGAAACTGAAATTATTAAACCTATTAGTGTTTTAACAGTTGTACCAAAAATAGTAGACGTTGATTACACCTATTTGGTTATTACATCGAACATATTGTATACACCAAGATTGACCACATATACTGCAACACAATTGGAAAGTCAAGTATTAAGTGCTATTCAATCGTTTGGTAACAGCACATTAAATACATTTAATTCAACATTCAAATTATCTTCTTTAATATCTACTGTACAATCAGTAAGTCCTTCATTTATTACAAATGATGCATCAATTATTTTACAAAAACGATTTGTTCCAGATTTATTAAACTCAACAACTTATAATTTTAATTTTGATACATCTTTAAAGAAAGACATATATTCAGGAAGTATTACGGCAAGTCCAACATTCCAATATAGAGATTCTAAAAACAATAACATTATTAGAGAAGTTGTTTATTTGGAAGAAACACCATCATCTACATCAATAATTGATTCAATTTCAATTGTAAATCCTGGATTTAATTATACAACAACACCAACTGTTACTATTGTTGGTGATGGTTCTGGCGCCACTGCTACCGCCACGGTTATTAATGGCCAAGTTGTTAGTATTGAAATTACAAATGCAGGTTCAAACTATACTCAAGCACTAGTTCAAATTACAGGTGGTGGAGGTTCGTTAGCTTCTGCATATGCCGTATTAGCAGGAAACATAGGCACACTGAGAACGTATTATTATAACAATGGTGTAAAAACTGTTTTAGATCCTACTGCTGGTACTGTTAATTATGGCACAGGTATTGTGACATTAACTGCTTTTAATCCAGTTCAAATAAACAATGCAACCGGTGTTTTAAGTATTCAAGCCACACCAGTATCAACAATTATATCTTCTAGCAGAGATAAGATTGTCACACTTGATTCAACTGATCCCAATTCAATTAATATAAACATTACTGCTAAAATATAATGTCTTTAAGTAAAAAAACTTCAGTACAAATTGCTCAACAACTTCCCGAATTTGTTCGGGACGATAGCAATTATCAAAATTTTGTACTTTTCTTAGAGGCATACTATGAGTGGTTGGAAACTCAATATACAGCCAATGCCAACAGTACCATTGTTAGTACCACTAGCCAAGGTATAACTTATGGTTCAAAGAATATTTTAAATTATGTTGATATTGATGAAACTCTTGATGAATTCGTTCAATATTTTCTTAATGATTTTCTTCCATATATTCCTGTTGAAATATCTACAGACAAAAGAAAATTATTAAAAATATCAAAACAGTTCTATCAAGCAAAAGGTACTGAAA